TTTGCCATGTGGCAGGTCGATACGGCTCGTGGCAAAAAGACATGTGAGCGGTTAGGTTTACCATATCAGCGCAACAGTTGTTTTGATGGCGCTGTGGTCAAGTCTAACGGGCCAGCCAGTAGAAATGTTCGGCATTTTGTCCGGGATCCAATGACTGGGCTGCTGAATGATCGTACTGAGGAGATTAAATCACTGAGTAGTGGCACGATGCTTGAGATGAAGATGGATGCCATGTTTGATTGGATTATTCATTGTGAGCGCGAAGGTGTGGCTCTAACTCATATGAGTGGCAACAACGGGGTTCATAAGCGTTCGGAGGACGCTGATGCTCCTGAGATACTGCAAGGCATCGGGAAGCAGACGTTGGAAGGATATGTTCGCACATTGCAGCAGGATGGTCGGATTGATAAGTTTCAGTTGACCGCAACAGGCGGCAGGGTATGGCTCGGAGCAGTTGATGGTCCTATGAGTCGGGGTGAATATGAAGCTGTTACAGCGAGGGATAACGTATGAAAAGGGCTGAAGTGCTGGACACAGCAAAGAAGTATGTAACGAAGGACAGAGCAGCAGACCACGGGGCGATGGAGGATAATTTCCGAACAATTGCTCGTTACTGGTCGATTCACTTGGGAATGGACATTACCCCGGGCGATGTAGGTGTAATGATGAGTCTGCTGAAAATTGCTCGTATTAAAAGTAACGTGAGTCACGAAGATAATTATGTTGATGGATGCGGTTATCTTGCATGTGCGGCAGAGTGTGAAAAAAATACTTAGTTTTTTTATTGACAAGTATGCAATCACTTCTTATATCTGTTATCAGCGACTATCAATGGAGGTTAACATGCAAAGATCAACAAATTATTTGGAGGTGCAAGCGTTGCTTAATCAAACGATCAACGCTGTGCATAGTTTAGTTACCAGTGATGCTACCGAAGCTGAAGTTGGTTTGTTACTTGGCGCGGCAGGTGGATTGCAGGAAGCGCAGTCAATGTTAATCAAGGCAAGGTTGAGGCTAGAGAATGATGGCTCCTAAAATTACAATTACATATCAGCCCACAGATGATGAGTGGAAAAAGCTGATTGAAGATTTGTGGGTTACTGTACTTGAAGGCGGCAGTAACTATTGGATTGATCATGTTGATTATGGTCAGGAGTTCAAAATTAAAGATGGCAATGATCTTATCAAAAACTTTCACATCATCATTCGTCATGGTGGTGATGAATGGGAAGATGATGATGGTGAGACTGTTACATTATGGTCGTCAGACGTTATTCAGAAAGGCATTCAGTTGTTACCAGATGATAGGAAGATAGTAATCATGAATGGTGGCGATTGGGATGCTGATGATGCAGATCATATCATGCAGTTAGGTACATTTGGGGAGGTTGTTTATGGCTGAGACAAATAAATGGGATGGCGTTGAGCGTATGGCTGATGACATGAAAAAGCGCAATTTGGTTAATGAAGAAGGCGGTCCTGTTCTGGCGAACATGGTGCAAGCGGCCTTGGCTGAACCAAGGAAGGGTTTTGCTATGTATTCTGGCGGCAGTGTCGCTGAAGCCATGAGGCGAAATATGCAAGCTGATATGGCAACAATGCAAAAGTTTATAGTGGACAACACACTTCTGGACGAGATTGTTAAAGCGTCTTTTGTTAAGCCACAAACATTGCTGGCGATGTTGCATAGGGCTATGCCGTGCTTTGACAGCATGTGGGTAGAGTGGGATGAACATGCGCGTTTGGAATCAAGAAAAAAGGCGCATGATAAATATACCCCAGACATGTATATTCAGTTTAATGATAAGGATATTGATGGTTCACGAGTTGGGTATCACATCCGTAAAGTAAACGACAAAATCATTTACGCTAAATATCAAATAACAACACAAAAAGGTGTAGAGCAGATTGGAGCCTATCCATTAGGTTTTTCGATTTCTAATAGTGACAGAATGTTCTCTGATCAAAATGAGATGCTTGCGTCAAATTACAATCAAGTGACTTCTGATATTATTTTTGCGCCTTGGTATTACGCAAAGCATAGTAAAGACCCTGTTCAAAAAGAGTTTTTGGACGATATTATGTTTAAATGTGGCATCGTTCAAACGGCGGCTATGCACTGGTCTATACCTGCACAAAAATTCAAAATGGGTTGGGAAAAAGATGAAATGTCTGAGTTAGTCAGGCGTAACTTTTTGCCCGGTCATGGTGATGAGCAAGGTTTTGGAATGGGCGATGTCAGGTTTCTGATCGCGTTACTTAGTACGCTTAATTACGATCAGGTTATTCATTTAAGCACAACGCCACCAAAGAAAATTGATCATATGCGTTTTGGTCGTGTGGTGCCGAAGAACGAATACAAGCTGGTGACAATCCAGTTACCCAAGCCTCGTGGTGTAAAGATCTATGAGCAGATGTTTACAGGGCATGGAACGCCTAAGAGGGAGCATTGGGTAAGAGGACACCATAGACGTATCAGAGGGCGTAGTGAGCCAACGTGGATACCGCCTCACATAAGAGGCAACCCAGAGTTGGGTACGATTATCCATGATTACAAACTAGAAGCTAAATAAGGGCAAAAGGAGGGATCAATGCCATATTACGCATTAGTGAATGAACATCACGCAACGATGGGACTAGAGAGTGTTGAAGAGGTCAAAAAATTTGTGGCGATGGGTTTGAAAAATCGCCATTGGCCTCAAGGTGACTCTGGTTCTGATGGAACATGGGACATGGTGGAGATTTATGACATGGAGATAAAGCCTAACGGTAGGCATGATCTCGTGACAAAATACTTCCATAAAAATGGTAAAATAGATGAGGCTGATAAATCAGCCTCGTTGTTTCATACCCATGCAAAAGATGACATAAACAAAATGTTGGGATTGAGTAATGTGTATGACCGTATGCAAGATCCAGACAAATTGTTCGTGGATATTACGATGATCGTAGACCCAACGACTTTTTCAGATGATGGCTCGTTTGCTATGAATTTTGAAAAAAATTACCTTGAAGACAATGGCAGCGAAGACGCTGAAGAAAAAACAATATCACGCATTCTGGATCACAGGATGTTTGATATTATCATTGATGTTGTCAGTAAGGACTTTGTTGATAATCACCTTGATGGCAAAAATGTTCTGAAAATAGAATATGGTGTAAAGGGTAAGTCATTCATTGATGAGGATACATACATTAAAGGATGGATCTACAACAAGCAGGGCAAGCTTATTGAACAACATGGATACCCTAGAAAGGGGTTTTAAGGAGGCTACAATGGGATTTAAAACAGGAAACTATATGACTGGCGCGGGATTTGTTCTTGTGCTGCTGATGTCAGCAGTCGAGCCTATGCCGCATAGCTTTGAATTGTTCTGGTTACATGTCGGACTGCTGATGATCGGAGCAGTGCTTATGGGTTCGGGAACATACCTTACATGGAAAGGAAAATAGAATGAAGGTGCCTACAATAGAAGAAATTAAGGACGCCCTTAGATTGGTGAGTGACAATCCAGTATACAGGCAAAAGATCAGCCGTGATAAAGCTAAAGAACAGGGATTAAAAACATTCTTTACTGGAAATGCTTGTGTACATGGGCATGTTTCAGATCGTCTGGTTTCAAATGGTAATTGCGTAGATTGTTATTATGTTAATGGGGGTCGTTCTTGATACGTTCTTGTTTGGGTTTAGAAGTTTAGAAACCCAAAGTTGGTACCCCAAAGTTCATAAAGTTGTTATGTATCAATGGGTTAAGAGGTTTTGGTTTGGGTTTGCAATGATAGCACAAACAAAGCAAAATAGGGGTCGTAAGTTATTGAAAAGGCTCAAAGTTTAAGGTTTGGGTTTTTTACCCTATTACATAGGGGTATAGGTATAAACAAACCTATACCCTGTAACGTGTGGTTGCTGCCAAATGCAACCCGAAGAATTGTTCTACTTAGGAGGGCGTAATGCCGAATGTCGGAGAAGATCTACCAAAGGAACAGCGGTTAGCTGGACACAAAAGATTAACACCCCAGCAGCAACAGTTTCTGGATATGTATCTGCACAAGGATATGACACAGACCGAAGCGGCTAGGCAAGCAGGGTACAAAAACCCCACAGTGCAAGCTG